AATTCGTAATCCAGGATCTAAAGTTACCCCCAGAGGTTTACAATCTGATTAGTAATGTCAAGAATCATGGAAAAGATCAAACTGAACTACATTTTCAATTAGGATGGTTGAAAGTGAATTTCAAAAATCTCAATGTTATTGAAAATATTGTTGGATTATGGAAATTGACAGATGAAACAGATAAACTTACTGAAGATGAAGTTTTTGAAAAGTTTGAATGTTTTTCCCGCAAAGTAGCACAAAATAATTACAGAGAAAAGAAAAAAGTAAAACAGTCTAAATAAGAATGAAGCCCTGGAATAAATCCAGGGCTTTAGTATTTCTTGATTTTTCCAAAGATAAATTAGATAAAGTTTTTCAAGTTCTGAAGTTTCTTTTCAATTGATTTAGGCATAAGACCTGTTTCATAGAACTTCACTTCATCCATTTTCTTATCTTCTGTCATTTTGCCACAGTCAAAGTAGTAATCGGATTTGTCGGAATTATATGCTGCAACAGCAGAAAATTTCTTTGTAATAGCTTTCAAGAACGTTTGGATTTCTAGAAAGTTCATTTTCCCTTTTTTCTTTCCGAAAATCAAAGCATTCTGTTCACCACCAGCGGCTTCAGAGAAATTTGTAGTAGGAATTCGGAACTCAATACCATTATATGAACCGAGAAGATAAATTTCATCTACTTCATCTTTTTCAAGACAAAGGATTCTCTTTTTGGAGTCCTTATCTTTGAGTTTCAAACCAAGCAGGAAGTTTACTATTTCTAATGCCCCTTTAGGCATCTGAATAATTTTTTCTACTGGAGCATCTTTCTTGAATGCGAACATTGCTTCTTGAATGTTATTTTCATCCATATTACACCTCTTTGTTTATTGTTAGTGATTTTTGATAAAATAATCTTTTTTTTAGAGAAAAGAACGATTATATGGTTTATTTCTTTTTCTTTTTGATATTCACTATTTTGATTAGTGTTTCAAGTTTGATTTTATATTGCATAAGAATATCTATTACCATTGGATCTAAATATACTTTGTCCTCATTCTTGCTTTCATAGTCTGTTTGGTCTTTATAGAAACTCTGGAAAACGCCATTATTATAGACAGAAAAATTTTCTTCTTCTAAACTATTTTCTATAGCATAAAACCCATCGTATAAATAAAATCCTATTGTAGCATTGAACTTTTTAGATATTTCTTCAATGAAATCTATTTTCTCTGCTTTGTCTAAATCTGAGTCGTCTTGTTTGTGATACTCTATAATAGAAATACAAGTTGTACATCTACTTTTTATTTCATCTTCCATATAATCGGCAATATTTATATGGTAATCAATGTTCTTGTATGAACCGTTTATTTCAATTGCCTTTGGGTAATCATTTGGAATAGATATTTCTTGGCCAGTTCCATTATATTTTATTTTTGTTTTTTTGCATAAATCTTCGGGGAAGTCTAGCAGACCAATGAATACAGATGGATCATTGAAATAGACATAACCTAATTCATTCATAGAATCTCCTTATTTTGAGATAAAACTATAAAGATTCTTTCTAAAAATAGACTTCTACCCCTGGATTTCTCAGGTTTTTAGAGTAAAAACCGAATTTCTCCGTAATTTTGGTGTATTTTACTATGTACATTTTGATATAACACAATGTACAGTTTGGTAAAACAATAGCAATATGAGGAATTTATGGGTGTTTCAGTTGCAGAATATTTCGGTCAGAGAACAGATGTAGATTCTCCTGTTATTGTTCCTGCAGAATTTCCAGATAAGAATTCTACAGATGAAAGTATATTCCCTAAATGTCCGTTTTCTGCAGGAAATATTTGCAAGAAACTAAAAAGCGGTAATGAACCTGTTTGTTGTGTTAGAAAAGCTGATGGAACATTATGGATAAATTGTTCTGAAAGATTGTGTTCAACCAAAAAAGATTTATCTCTTTGTAAACATCAAAAATCAATTATTTTAGATATTGGAAAACATATTTTCTCGCCGGATATTACTGAAGAAGACCTTTGTGTAAAAAGAGAAGAAAGATTGAGTGTTATAGAAGGCACTAAATATAATGCCGATTATATTGTAACCCTAAAATCTGGACAAAGTAATTTTTCAGGGCCAGATCGTCTGATTCTTGAAATGCAAGGTGGTGGAGAAACTACAAATACTGGTGTTCAAACAAGGCATATCAAAGAATGGAGAGATGGTTTTGTAAATAGCAATGCATTTCTTCGCAAAGAAACTTCAGCTTCAACTCTAGAAACAAATGCCTGGCGACGTCAACAAGAACAATTTATTGTGAAGGGTAATATCGCAATGAAAACATGGAAAGGCTATGGAATCGCCTTTTGCATGGGAACGTTATTATTTGACTATTTGAAAAACAAACTTGCTTCTGCGAATCTTCCAGATTTGAGAAATTACAATTGGACTTTAGCCTTGATTGGAATCAAAGAAGATTGTTCTAAACCTGTAAAAAATGGGCCGATTCCATTAGCAGTTGATGAAAGCAGATTGATTTATACTAATTATCAAACTTTTGTACAAGCCTTGATAAATCAAGGAGAACCTTCTCCAGAAGCATTTAGTGGTGAGTTTATCAATTTGAAAAACGAAACTGTCCTTATTCCGTAAAAGAAAAAGCAGGGTTAGCCCTGCTTTTTTTCTTTTGGATAATATTTTCTATCTGCTTTTATTATTCGTTTTGCAATCCATTCAATGACAGGAACACATACGGCATTTCCTACTGCTCGCCATCTGTTGCTGTCCAATGTTTTGGAAATCCCTGTAGAGTTTCGTATTCCGAAGGGAGCATCCGTCTTACATACAGCATCCGAGCTTCCTCTGGAGTCGAGAGTATAAGTTTCTCCATCATTTCGGTAACCTTTTCCTTGTGGTCCGGCACTTGCTTTTCTGCCAATTCCCGCATGTTGGATAGAAAAGATATTTGCTTCTGGTAAGCTTCCATCAGTGCCGTCGGCAATGAAGTTTCTCGGTCCTTTGCTCTTGCTATCAGCGATTGGATCTGTTCCGGGCTCAAAAAGTACTTCAGCGGCGCCGAGGGTTCCAAGACTTGCGACAATGTAAGTTCTTCTTCTTCTTTGCGGTGTTCCAAAGAATTTTGCATCCAAGACTCGCCATGCCACACAATACCCGAGTTCATCCAAGGTTGAGACAACGACTCTAAAGTCGTCACCGTTTGCGCTGTTGAGGAGTCCGGGAACATTTTCAATAAAAACCCACCGAGGTCTTTTTTGTTTGATGAGTTCTGCGTATTTGTAGAAGAGTCCACTTCTTTCACCTTCAAGTCCTTTTCTTTTTCCTTGATTTGCTAATGATAAATCCTGGCACGGAAAGCCACCTGCAAATACATCTACTGCAGGAATATCTTGTTCTGTAACCTTTGTAATATCTGTTGCTAATTTGACTTTAGGCCAATGTTTCTTTAGAACTGATTGACCAAATGGTAAAATCTCGCATTGAAACTTTACGCTCATTCCTGCGTTTTCAAAGCCAATATCTACACCACCAATTCCACTAAAAAATGAAGCAATTTTCATAATCTACAACAAAATTATTTCTTTTCATTTTTTACGATTTTTGACGCTTCAAGTAAAGCAGTTCTTCTGACAAATTCACTATAAGATGAATATTCCAGACGTTCAGCAGCTTTCTTTATTTTGATCAGTTCGTCTTCACTGACTCTAACACTCATTGATATTGTTTTGTTCATCAAACCTCTTTTGATAAGGATAAAATAGCCAGAATGTGCTACAATGTCAATACCTTCGGCCACGTTATGTATTCATTTCTCATAAATAGTAGAGAGGGACTTATTATGACAAAAGAAGTAAAAAGTAAGGCAAGACCAACACCAGAGGACAAAATGGCGAAAATTGACGAAATGAGGGTATTTGTGGAAGAAATGATGCACTACATCCAGAGAATATCCGAAGTTCTAGACCGTATTGAAAAGAAAGTAAGTGGTGGGTTCTAATGGCAAAGACAAAAGGATCATTTCAAAAAGGGTATGACCCTAGAAGACCAAAGGAACACAAAACCCCTACTTGGCTTGAACCCTGGCATTATCAGAAAGGGCACGATGGTTCATTTATCACAGAAATGAATAAAGCCAGAGCAGGGATTCCAAAGACATTAGAGGAAAGAAAGAAACAGTCAGAAGCTTTACAGGATAAGGAAAAGAGAATTATGTACAAAGAAATTGTTGAATGGCTAATAGAAAATATTGTTGAACCTGAGTTACACGAAAATGAAGACAAATCAAATTCTGATAAAGTGAACATCTGGTTTATGATTATGAACTATGGAAATGTTTCTACCAAGGAATACGAACAAAACAAAGAACGTATTGTAAAGTTCATTTCTTACATCCAATGCTATCTTCCAGAGAAATTCAGAGATAGGGAGATTTATAAGAAGCAACTTCGGGATTTAGAAGTAGTCCAGATGTTTGAACATTGGTTCTTTGAATGTAAGCAGAAACTACAGAACTTTCTGACAAGAGAATATTTCAATAAAGGTAGATTGAAAGACCTAGAAATTCTAAAACGTAGATATAAAGAAAACTGGTCTGAATCTAAAGTAGTAGACCTTACTGCAGATGCAAACATGAAAGTAGATGCAGATACAAAGATTGAAATAAAAATCTCTGATGCGTAGAAACCGTTATAAATAAGGAGTCACCGAACGGTGGCAAATGAGGAAACTCATTTTACACAATAACAATTCATACGAATTGAGATAAACATAGTTCACAGAGTCACGAAGGAATTCATCCCGGAAGGGGTGGATTTCTTTTTTGTATAGAAATCCTGGTTCCATAAATAATCTATGGAACTAGAAGTAAAATTATTGCCTGTTCAGAAGGCTTTATACAAATCTGAAAAATCAATTGCAGGGATTTACTCTGCTCGTGGCGTTGGTAAATCCTATATACTTTCACTTCTTATTGCTTTCTCAATTCTGAAGGGTGAAAGAGTCCTTGCTTTCTCACAAACCTATAAATCTTTGTCCCAGAATCTTTTTGATGAAGTAATAAAGAGATTTGAAGCATTCAAGATAAATCCCATCTATAATAAAGGTGCAATGACCATTTCTTATGGAAAAGGGATTTGCTTTGGTTACACATACGAAAATGTTGAATCTGCCAGAGGTCTTACAGAAATTCAGTTACTGGTTCTTGATGAATTAGCATTGGCACCAGCAAACATCTTTTCAATTACTGCACCTTGTCTTCGTGGTAGTTTCATTCCAAAAATCAGATTCTGTTCTACACCAAGAAAAGGTTCTGTTTGGGATCGTTGGGTAAAGGAAAATGCAGCAAGTGGGAAACTTGAATTCTTTACTGCAAGAATGAGTGATAACACATTCATTTCTAAAGAATCTCTTGATTTGTCTATGAATGCAATTACAGATGAAAATCTGTATAGACAAGAAATTTATGGTGAAATCCTGGAAGATACAGATGATTCTTGCATTATCTCTGAAAAGGATTTTCCAAAAGAATGTATTGATAATTCCCAGAATTACCCTGTAATCATTGGTATAGATGGTTCTGGAACAGGTAGGGACAAATCCGTAATCTGTATCAGAAAGGGAAACATCATAGTGGATATTTCCAAGTACAATAAATTGGATCCATTTGATTGCAGCTCAATTATAAAGAGAAAGTTGTTACAGAAAGGTATAGACCCATCATCCATCTATGAAATCAATATTGATATGGGTTACGGTGAAGGTTACTATTCCGTACTTTCTAGAGAATATGGAAATGTAAACCTTGTTCCTTTTGCCGGTAGAGCAGATAATGCGTCCTATAGTAATAAACGTTCTGAAATGTATTTCAACCTGGTAAAAGCAATTAGAAGTGGTTTGTTTATTGAAGACTCTGATATAAAAGAAGAACTACTAAATACCAGATTCATTTTAGACAAGTCAGATAGATATTTGCTAATCCCTAAAGAAGAAATCAAACTGATTATAAACCGTTCCCCAGATAGTGCAGATGCTTTGGCCTTGACTTTCGTAAATGAAGATGAAGCAAATGTTAGGATAATGACAAAACGAGAAGTCCAGATTTATGCAAGGAATATTCTTGGTGATGTGGACAATTAGACCGTTATAAATAAAGAGATTGGAAATGAATATGCCATTCCAATTTGTAAACAAGCATACGAATAAAAGGAAAATGATTATATGAGTAGATTAGATGATGTTATGAATTCAATTGATGAAGAATCCACAGAAACAGTCCAGGAAACCAATAAAGAAGAAGTTTCAACTACTACACCATCAAATGAAGAAAACGAAAGCACAGAGCCAGAAAACGGCCAGGAAAACGATTCTACAGAATCACCTACAGAAAAGAAAGATAAAAGTGCTTATAGTGACATAGAGAAAGCAGAATACAGTTTTAGAAAGCAATTAGGAAAACAGAAACAAAAGTATGAATCCCTGATGGCAGAGCAGAAGAAAGAATTTGAAGCACTTCAAGCAAGGTTAGACAAATTAGAAAATCCAGATAAGTACAAAGAGAAGCTTCGAAGTTCTTTTGAAACTGATGATGAATATATTGATTATCTGGTACAACAGAGAATGAATAAAGTTTTTGATGAACAGAATCAAAAGCAATTGAAAGAAAGAGAGTTAGAGGAAAAAGAAGAAGCCTTTAGATCCACTATTGATACGAACATAAAGAAATGTTTTGAAACAGAAGATGCCCAGAAAGATTACTACGAAACTGTAAAGGGTGCATTAGATGCTGGTCTAGAAAAATTGATGGATAGTGAAAAGTATTGTGCAGAATACATTTTGAAAAATCCTAATGGCCCTATAATCCTTTATAACCTTGCAAAAGATAAAGGAATGGTAAAACAGATTTTCTCACAAACAGACCCAATGAGCAGACTATTTGAATTGAAAATGTACGAAAGAGAACTTCTTACAAAACCAAAAGATAAAGGAATTCAGAATAGCCCTAATCTACAGAAACCAATTGGTAAACCAGGGATTTCTAAAGAATCAACTGCAGACATGTTTAGTAGTAAGGATGAATTGAGAAACTTTATTAGACGTAGATAAATCAATACTTCATTTGAATGACCAGGGAAAATTCCCTGGTCTTTTTTGTTGTTTGCCAGAATTTCAAAAAGCCAAAAAACTCGTCTTATAAATAAAGAAATGGTTTGGAAATAATCCAGCTAATCATTTCCAAAATCGGCTGTTTAGGTGGTTCAGAATAAAGACCACAAATTCCATGCTCTGTGTGGAGCGAATCGCAAAAGGTGTAGCTAACCAGTTGCTGCTTGAATGGACAAGTGAATCTTTCAGAAAATCATGATGAGTAAAAATCATTCACAAACGCATTTAGAGGAATTTTATTATGGCAAACAAATTTACAAACAATAAGAAAACACAAATGATTGCTGCAGTTATTGCAGACAATATGGACTACGTAAAGAAATCAAAGTCTTATTTATCCGAAAGTGAACTAAAGAACAAAAAGTATGGTCGTTCTTATAACGTCTACATTCCAGATCCAGGTAAAGTAAAAAATGGTCTAGAAGCTGACCCAGATTCTATTGATGAAGTAGAAATGACTATCACTTTAGAAAACAAGAATACTTCTTGTGAAATTGATGCTTGGAATGAACTAACTGATATTGAAGATTTCCGTGATGAAATTGCAGTTCCAAGAGGTACCAAATTAGCAAAGTCTGTACAGAAAGATGTTATTGAAAGCACTATTTTCCACGCAGTCCAGGCTACTGTAGGTTCTGCGGATTTTGCTTCTTTATCTGAAGTTTCTAACAAGTTAGAAGAAGTTGCAGTTGGTGGTACTAAAGTTATGTTCAACTCTCCAACCGTAAATGGCAAGATTGCTTCTAATGGTCTTTCTAACTTTATCCCAGATTCTATCCAGAAAGAAATTTATGGCAAGAACTATTTAGGTGAATACGCTTCTGCTTCTCAGATTTCTCTTGCAGGTATGCCTGTAATCAAGGCTTCTGGCGCTTCTGTAACAATTTCTTCTGATGCTATTACAGAAGATGGTGAAACTGTCGGTTATAAGGAAATCAAGGAAGTTACAGTAACTGGTGGTAAGAAAGGTGATGCTTATTCTGTTGAAGGTCTAAAGATTGTTGATGTAAACGGTATGGAAACAGACCAGGATTACGTTGTAATTCTCACTTCTGATTCTAAAGAAGATAAGGCTTCTATCGCTCCATTACGTATCACTATTCAAGGTAAGGCAACTGGTAATCCAAATGCTTGGATGGCTTCTGCAGGTGATCTAACTGCAACTGCATTACTAACTGAAAATAAGGAATATTATGTAGGTGTATGCCGTGAAGAAACTGCATTAGCATTTGATACTTATAAGTTCAATGATTTACCAGGTTCTGAAAATGAAACTGTTACAGTTGATGGCGTTTCTGTAAAGATGAGCCAATACGGTGATGGTAAGAATATGCAGTCCCTAGTTCGTCTAGATTGCCCATTCGCTTGTGGTATTCCAGATGCTCGTAGACAGGCTGTCTTATACATTGAAAAGTAATTGAAACTCTTTTGTCCTTTTATGGAGTTCAAGAAAGTCTATGGATTTGTCCGTAGACTTTTTTGTTTGCCTCATAAATAAAGAGAGGTGTATAAAATGATTTCAGTAAATGAACTAATTCAACAAGCATATACAAGAAGTGGTTTAGTTGGTGAAGGTCAAGCCGTAAACGGAACCAAGGCAAAATCAGCATTGCATGAATTGAATGATTTGATTCAAAGTCTAAACCAACAGGAATATATTAGTGATAATCTAAAGGTATTTGAAGTTTCTTCAAACGGTTCAATTTCTATTGGTGATTGTCCGGATTACGATATACAAATTGAAAGAACCCCTACCCATATAAAATCAGTAGGTAGAAAGATTGGTGATCGTTTCGTATCACTTATCAGTTCCAATATTCAAGCAATTGATTCTGTAGGAAAGCATCATCTTTCAAGCCAGTACACATATAATGTGGATTGTGATAAATCAGCAAAGAAACTTAGTAGTAAAAGAGTGCAGAAAACTGCTTTTATTGTAGAAAGTATGGATGATTTACCAGAGATTCCAGAAGATAATAGAGCAAAATATGCAGGTTATTATTTCTGGAGTACATCAGATAATTCTGGTGGTTTTTGTATGGGTGTTAGTGGCGATGAAAGAGGTACAATTTATGCGTGGGTTCGTAGATGGAATAATGTTACAGAAGATTATTTGAACAAAAAGATTTATGAATTTGATTTAGGAGTAATGAAGGGAACCATTACTTTAGATTCCAATTCTACATCCACATATAAAGTGATTTTCATAGATGAAATCCCTGAATACACATTATCAGATACCATCTATTTGCAAGATATGTATAAGAGCCTTCTATTAGCAGGCTTGACTTACAGATTAGCCATCAGATACAAATTACAAGATTGGATCCAGGTTTATAGAGATGATTTTGACGAACAGAAATCTTTGATAAAGCGTATAAACCAGACAAATAGAAATATGGTCTGGAATCAATTATGTGGTTCTTACATAGATGATTACTACAATGGCCGTAATGGAGGGGATTGGTAATGTCTACTGTAAGTGTTATAAGTAATTTGATTGGTGGACAGACAAAAGGAAAATTCCCTTCTACAATGGGTTCTGCTTTGTCTGTGAATATGTATTCAGAAAGTAATGCAGGTGCAACTTACCAGAAATCTATTCCTGGTGTAAGATTCAAGAAGAAATTGAACACTACAAAAAATAGTGGTTGTCACGGTTCTTATGTCGCTTCTGTTGGTTTGAATGATAATGGAAATATACCAGATGCTTTCTATGTAATAAACAATATTGTTTATAGAGTTGATTATAGCTGGAATTATTATGCTTTAGGCTTCGTTTCTTCTAACTCTTATCCAACCTTTGCAGAAACAGGTGGTGAAAGACCTTTTCTATTGATTGCTGATGGAGTAAACCTTTTCTGTTATAATTTGAAAGAAGGTGGTTCTTTACAAAGAGTTGGTTTACCAAATAGAATTACAGAAGAAATCCCTATCAAACCATCTTCAGTCCAGGTAGTTTCTGGTTCAATTATTGTAAACGATTCTGGAACAGGCTATGCTTACTATTCAATCCCTTATCCTTTATCACAAGAGAAAAGGGATGTCTTCGACATTGTAGATGGAAAAGTTCAATATGAATCTGATGGAATTACACCAAAGACAAAAGAAGTTGATTCCATTGATTATGTGTTTCTAGATGATTATGGAACACCACAATATAAGAATGGAGAATCTAACAGTGACGCTATTACAGCTCTTTATGCTATCGGTTCTAATCTTATCGTGTTTGGTCCTAAATCTATTGAGTTTTGGCAGAGAGGATCAAACGAATACGAAACCTGGACAAGAACCTCATACACATTCAACAGAGAAATCGGATTAGATGCACCAACAAGCATTTCTTCTGCTAATAATAATGTTTGCTTTATCTCAAATGGAATGAATTCTGGTAGAGCAGTTTTCACCATTTCTGGAACTGAATTTACCAAGATTTCTGAAACTTGGTTAGATGAAATTCTTGATGGATCCCTGACAGAAGACATTATTGGATTTTCATATTCAAGGTCTAATCACTGTTTCTACTGCATTTATATTCCGGTTACAAAAGATGGAACATCTAGAACTTTCTGCTTTGACTTTGCTACAAAAGAATGGTCTGAAAGAACTTCCAGGGATATAAAGGATGGTAAGGATAAAGCATGGAATTTGATTTATCCATTATGGTTCAATAACCAGACTGTTTTTGCACACATCAATGATGGAAGCATTGTTTATCTGGATGATGATTTCCACGAAGAAGAAATTGATGATAAAACAACAATTCCACTTATCCGTAAAAGACAAACACCTGTAATTCTAAACAACTATCAGCCATTCATTTTTGATGAACTTGGTGTAGAAATGAATACAGGTTCTATAGAAGATTATTCTGTAGATCCAAAAATTCAATTAGAAATTTCAGAAGATGGTGGTTACACATTCAACAACACAGTTTTAGAAGAATGTGGTAAAGTCGGTCAGTATTTCTATAGAGTGAAATTTCTTGGATTAGGAATGCAAAGACTTTGTGTTGTCCGTCTTACTTTCTCTGAACAAATGGATTTGACCCTAACTAACGCAAGTATAAGGGTTACTCCTTTGAAGTATTCAATGTAGGGGTAAAAATGAGTAGCAACTTTCTTCGTAATGTACAGATAAATGGAACTAGCCCTTTACAAGATGTTTTGTCAGCAATTGATGGAATCTGGGCAAGTACAGTGATAAATGAATGGAATGATATTCACGTATCAAGCCGTTTAGAAATTTGGAATAGATGGTGTAATAAAAGTGGTTCTTATCTCTTGCCAAGGAAAGCCACTTCTACACTAATGGCAAAGATTTACAACAATGATGGAACTGTTTCTTGCTCTGTAATAAAGATAGGACAAGAGGCAATTTCAGTTTCTAAACCTTGCTTTATAGAAGTAATGGTTTGTATAGAATCATAAATAATAGAGGGGTGAAAATGGATAAGAACGATTTATTTGAAAGAATTATTGACTTACTAGATGAATATATGGAATCTACAGAAGAATGTGATTCTGATAAAGTTGAAGATGAAGACAAAACAGTTTCTGAAGAACCTGATGAAGATAAGATGGTAGTTATCAAGCAAGAAATGCCATTAGAAGAAGCTCCAGAAGATATAAAGAAACTAATTGATTTTATTAGAGGGGGTAGATAATGGCTGCTTGGTATAGTCCAAAAACTTGGCTTGGTGGGGCTGGTAATTATGTTGGAGATTTCTTTGATGTAGTTGGTGATGCTCTAGGAACAAATAACTCAGACCAGGTAGATGATGCTAAAGGTTATTTAGATGAAAGTAAGACCCTTTGGGATCAAAATAAAGAAACTACCCAGGGATATTTAGACGAATATTTAGGAACCGTTTCTGATTCCCATAATGATTCTATAGCTAAAAATGAAAGTCTATATGGTGATGCAAACCAAAAATATCAAGACGCAATGAATAATTATGAAAGTCTTGGTGGTTATAATGCCCAGAATTTCAATTATGACAAATCAGTAGATGATTTTATGAGTCCTGCCGTAGAAATGAGGCAGAAGGCTGCTGCTAATGCTATCACTAAATCCCAGGCAAATGCCGGAAACATGTTTAGTTCTGACTATTTAGATGCACTAAATGCAAAATCCCAGGCTATTGCAAGTGAAGAATATGATAAGGCTTATGACCGTTACAATACAGATAGAGTTGCTGCACTAAATGAATGGAATGCACAGAATGACGAATTACATAAGGCTTATGATTCTCAATCTGATTTGTATAAGAATCTTGCTTCACAATATGGAAGTGATAGAGATGCCTATATGAGTAATTACACCAACATTACAAACGGTTATAACGATAATCTTGGTGATTACTACTCCAACTTGATAAACTCTGAAAATGCTTATACCCAAGGCGTAGCAAATATCAATGCAGCAAAGGGTGATACTGCACTTTCTGAACAACACGGTATTGGTGGTATTCTTGGTTCATTAGGTGGTGCCGTTGGATCCATTATTGGTGCTATTGCGTAGGGGGTAGAATATGGGATTGAATAACGTACAATGGAGATTCCAGGAACCTGTAGAATTCAAACATATAAATGACCAGATGGAAACTAATAGAGAAGGCTGGAAGAATGCTGCTTTATTAGGAATTGCAGGGCACGATTATATGCTTGATAGAGAAGCAGCAAACCTTATTGAAGGTCAAGAAAAGCAGGCTAAAATAGATGCAGAAAATGGCGAGCAACTAAAGAAAGAAACTGCTTTGTTAGAAAATGAAATTCGAAGTCTGAACAAGAGAAATAAAGAGATTCAAATCAAAATTGAAAATCTTCAAAATGAAAAGGAAAGATATTTACTTTCTCTTGAATCTAGTGCTGATGTTGATTCTGAAACAAAACTTGCAATGAATGGTTATGACAAATCAATAGATACTGGAAGAATGAATTCTGATGTTCCTGCATTAGGAAGTTCCGATGCTGTGAACTATCAGACCAATATGATGTTAGGGGGTATGTAATGGATTATAATTTTAGTAATTCAAATTACAATATGTATTCAGATGCACCACATGCATTAGGTGGTGGTAATATTAGTGTACCTAGTTATAAAACCCCTGTAAATGCCGGTTATAATAGAGGGATGAATACAGGCCATAATGTACCTAATCAAACAGAAAGTATTTCTGACGATCCAAAAGCACAATGGTATGATAGACAAATTGCACAGTTACAAGAAGAATACCAGAGCAATACAAAGAAAATTGAAGAATTGAATATTGCACTTCCAAAACTAAAAGAAAAGTATGCTCCAAAGGCAATGTCTGATAAAGATATTGAATCCAAACTTGCTGCAAATAGAGCAAGAAGAATCAAGAAAGATAATGAAACCTTGAATCAATGGAGATGGAAGAAAGAACAGGATTTGAAAGAAAAGCAGATGCAGATGAATTCCCAATGGCAATCAGAACAGAACCATATTGAAGATGAATTGGGAAGAATTTCTAATAGAAATGAATTCAATGCAAGAATGAATACTGCTTTAGAAAACCTTATGAAAGTAGAAAGTTCTGGTAATGCAATGGCAATAAAACTTGCAGAAGAAAATGTCAATGGTCTAATGGAATATGGTAAGACTGCATTTGGAATTGATATGAAAGATAAAGTTGCACAGTTTAGAGAAGCAAACAAGACCGACCAAGAAAACATTGTTGCTTACCAAAAGAAATTAGATGGGTTCAAAAACAAAGTCTTGAATGTTTCTGGTGATGGTGCAATAGAAAGTCTTCGTGATGAAATCCAGAATTCAGATTTAGAGTATAAAGACAAGAATAATTTATTAGCAATGGAACAAATGGTAACTCAAAAGCAAATGGATCAAAAGGCTAAAAGAGGTGCTAAAGCAGGTTCTGCAGGAAGTACAGTTTCTGAACAGGACAAAGCTAATAAATTGACTCTTGATGAATTGCTTGGTAAGTCTTCACTAAATCAATGGGAAGAAGCAGCACTTGATTCAAAATATCCTGTAAGTCAAAGACAAAGTGATGCAGACATTTATAATGCTTTATCCACAAGTTCTGAAAGAAAGAATTGGGCAAAGAGAAATCCAGGAAAACTTGATTTCCTAAAGAAGAAGGGGTTAGTAAAGTAATATGGCTATAGATAGAGAAAAATATATTGATGAAATTATTGATGCTGCACAATATTATGCAGAAGAAAGTGAACAGGCCAAGTTTCTTTTAGAAATGGCAAAATCACTAGAAGGCATTTCTGATAATGAATTCAAGAAATGGGCTATTATAAATGGTGCTGATATTTTCAAGTATCTACCAGATGATACTGATTTATATAAGACTTCTGCTTCTATGAAAGAACCTGATTCCTGGCAGAATGACGTTCCAGATGTAGAAAAGATTTTCAATGATGATGAAATTGCTTTGAAATGGAAAGATATTCCAAAGGAAAGAATAAAAGGACTTGCAGAAAGTAATGGATATACAGAAGACCAGATAAAACAGGCTTTAGAAGAAAAAGCACTTATTGAAAGTAGAAAGAATCAGATGTGGGGAACAAATACCCTACAGAAGATTTTTACACCTAGACTTTACGAGAAAAGACTTCGTGAAGGTATAGATGCTGATATTTTCAGTAAGGATTTCCTTTTTGATTTTCTTGAAAATGGTTTGTATTCTTTCAACCCTCTTGGAAGAATCGGACAAATGGGTAGAATAGGAAATGCTGTTGCAAAGTCCGGTATTGCTGGCAAAGTTGCAAATAGTCTTGTAAATGCTGCTGCTAATCCTTTAGCTATGGAAATTGCAGATGCTATCGCTTATGATGATCCAAATAATGAACGTTCAGAATTTAGTCTTGGTGATCTCCTTATGGGTACAGGTACAAATATTGGTGCTCCATTAGTATTGAAAGGAACTGCAAGTACAATCGGTAAAATGCTTGGTGGTATGGGTCCTACAGAGAAAGTAAATAAGTGGATTTGGAATTTTGGTAAAGGTGATAAGAAATCCGTTTTACAAGAAATTGCAAATAACAATAGAAAGTACGAAGAAATGAAAGACATTATCCAGAAACACGGAAAAGGCCGTTTTGATGAAGATGAATTGAAATGGTTCGAAGAATGGGGTAAAGGATATTCTGAAAACAATATTTTATTTGATGATGTATTCTCTTGTAAGGGTGAAAATCTTGAATCTCAATTCAGAGAGAGTTACGAAAAAAATAGTGGTAAGAGTGAAAGACAGACTTTACAAGCTATTTCTAAAATTTTGTCTGATGAATTGAAGAAGAAAGTTCCAAAGGCAGAATTTGATGAAGAAAAATTTTTAGAACGTCTAAAGAAAGATATTAGTGATAATATTTCTGACTTAGTTACTAAATCAAATTATGCAAAGATGAATAACAAATCCTTGAAGACTCCAGATAGAGTTAGAATGGAACAAATGGTTGAAGACTTCATTACTAATAAATATGGAGATGTAGGATATGATTCTGATAAGAATTATTCACTTCTTGGTATTGGATCCCTTGCTAAAGCAGTAAAGGAATATGAAACTGAAAAGAAAGAAACTAAAGCAAAGAAGGAAGCTCAAAAGAAACTTTCTGTACGTTCTGATAAATTTGAAAGATGGCAAAAAGGATTTGCAACACCAGAAGAAAGAAACTCTGATGAGTACAAAGAATGGTTTGATGCAAATACAAGAAAAATGATGGGGGTTGAATAATGGCAACAAGACGTTCTATTAGAGATATGCTTTCTGATAATGGACGGTTACAGTCCAGAGGTCATAAGGCCCACCATAAATGGCGATTTTTCGCAAATCCACAATGTTGTGATAAATGTAGAGAAATGAATGGTCAAACTGCTTATGGTCCTAAACCTATCTGGTATGGTCACGCACAAGATAGAGAAGGCAGATATAATTGCAGATGTAGATGGGTTCGTGAATACTAATTATGCTATATTATAAACATTATGTGGGCAAATTTCTTTTTTGAAATCTTTTTAGTGTTTTGTATGGTAGTAACTATAATTTTGGTTCCTTACCTATTCCTACGTATTCATTGGTTGAAGAAGGGTAATAAGGTGATGAAAGAGATTATAGAAGAAAATCCACCACCACTTTGGAACATGATAAAGAACGAAAATAATATTGACTGACCTTTGAAAGACTTGGATAAATTCCAGGTCTTTCTTCTTTTATAATAGTTTCTCTCACATCATAAATAAGATATGGCAGGTATTGTAGAATTTTGACCTGTCTATATGGGGTGTTATTTATGATTGAAGATATAGACGATTTATTAGAGGATTACAAAAAGTTTCAAAAGAGAAGCCACGAATTCTATAAGGATTTCTACGAAAGAATAAAAGAAGATAGGGACTTTCTTTCTGGTAATCATTTTGATGACCAGGATGATAAAAGATTTGGAAAGTCCAGAATGAAGGGACAGATTGATATTGTTTCTAATACAATTAGAGCAATTGCAAATCAATATAGTTCTAGTCCTTATACCTGGATTACAAAGGAAGAACAACTAAATGATTTGTCTTCAAGATTCCTAAATGAAACTAATGTAAAAGCAAACATTGCCCAGGGTTTGAGAAATGCCGTAGGATTTGGTTTAGGTTACATAGTGCTTTCTACAGAAGAAGATAAAGATGGAAATATTGTTCCTGTCCTTTATTCTGTCCCAAAAGTAACCAATGTTTATTTTGATCCAGATTCTGTAATGGTTGATGGTTCTGATGCATGCAAATGCATTATTGTAGATATAAAATCCAAAGACTACATTAGAAATAATTACGGTGAAGAATTCGTAACTGGTAAAGATGAAAGACCTTTGTTTGATATTGATGAAAGTTACGAAGATGATGAATTACCTGTCATAACTTACTATGTGAAGAATAAGCAGACCGTTACAATTTATAAGCTAATCAATAAAGGTTTGATTGATGATCCTGTAGAACTTTCTCTTGATAGATTGCCTGTCATTCCAATTTATGGCGAAGAAATCTTCGTAGATGATAAACTGTCTTATCAAGGAATTGTAAGACAAGTAAAGCCAATTCAGAAACTTGTAGACTACACATATTCACAACTTTGTGAAAGATTGGCAAAGAGTCCAAAGAATGCCTGGATTGGTACTAAAGAAGCCCTTGAAGGTTATGAGGACTACTATAAAAACTTTGATAAATCAGTAAATCCATTATTGATTTACAATAAGTACGATGATAAAAAACAGACTAACGAAGCGCCAAAACGTGAGGATATGACAATTCAATATGCAGACCTAACTGCAGTTCTCCAGAATTCATTAGGTCTAATGCAGACAATTACAGGTATTCAATCTATTGGAATCCCTGATACAAAACAAGAAATTACTGCTACAGAAGCATTACTAAATGTAAAGTCATATACAAACAATATCAGAAACTTCTATGACAATTTGAAAGAAAGTTTCAAGTCTGCAGGCTATGTATTCTTACAGCTTCTAGGTTATGATTTTGAAGTAAGAGTAGAGCAAGGCCCAGAAGATCAAATGAGCCGACAAACTGCAAGAGCAGAACTAATGCAGTTAGCACAATTAGTTCCAGAAGATAAGAGAATGGATTTAGTAGGTGCAATTACAACTACTCTTGATGATAATCAATTTGTCAGAAAGTTCAATATGGCTGTTTTTGAAAATGGAATGAATCAGATTCCAAGAGAAGTTCAAATGCAGATGCAACAAATGCAAGAACAGTTGCAGCAGATGAACCAGGCAAATCAAGAATTACAAAAACAATTGCAGCAAACAACTTGTGAACTTCTCGCAAATAAGGGTTCTAATGAAGTTGCCTTGAAGACAAAGCAGATGGAATTAGAAACTGATATGGCAAAGTTCCAGATTGAAATGCAGTACAAGTATGGAAAATTAGAAAAGGAATCCAATACAAAACTTGCTACTGAACAGATAAAGCAGAATGCAGAAAATACAAGAACTGCACTAAAAGAAGATGCTGAAATGAAGAAGAAAATCTTCGACATTCAGAATAGAGGGGTGATTTAGTATGTTAGCGATTTTGAATAACAATAAGATTCTTTCAAAAGAAGGCAATGCAGTTTACGGCCGTTTCTACGTCTTCCAAAAGGATACAAATAGAAAAGCCGACGTTTACACCTATGACGCAAATAATAGCCTGGTAAAGGCCCAGAATCCGGTCTATACAGATAATTTTGGATTCCCTGAGTTTGAAGTCATTTTAGATAACCAGATTTACTCTATTGTTGTAGAAGAATATCTTGGTGATTATGACGATCCAAAGACTGATGAAAGACCTGGTGTATGGAATGTTTGCAATAGTTACTATTTAGGCGTTGTAGATGAAGATAAAACAGAAGGTGTTGTCTATTCTGCTGCATCTATTGGTGATGCAGATATTGAAGCTGGCGAAGTAAATGTAGTTGGTTATTATACCCCATTTGATTGTGAAGAAAGAAAGTATTTATGGGATCCAACATCTGTTGATTCTGTAGATAACGGTTATGTTTTCAGAAGTAATAAAAGTTCTACCGGAAGATGGATTCTGCTAAATAATCTTCCCTGGATCCCTTCTGAATATTATGGTGTATATCCAGGACATTTAGAAAACATCAATAAACTTACTTCTTGTCCAGAAACTCTAGGAAATACCTATTCTATTTCGGTTCCAAATAGTATCAAGTTTGCAACAGGTACTTATGAATTACGAGAAATGCTTCTAACAAATACAAATGGAAGAAGTCGTTCCATCATCGTAGATAATCAAACATGTTTCGGGACAAATTACACCGTTTCTTGTAATGGTATTGAAGTTTTAGGTGAAATTCCAGAAGGAAATTATATTGGAAAACTTCTTCTCCCTTGGAGATGTGAAGCCAGATATTCTTGGTTCCCTTCTCTTGATTCTTTCCTTGATTGTGGATGGAGAACAGAAAATTTAGTTGTAGATTCCTATGGTATTGATAATGAATTGAAATCAAACCATACTTTATCAAATGCACTTATAAAATTTGTCGGTGGTAAAATTGATTTTACTGGTTCTGGTTCTCTTACTCTTGATAGTTGTACAATTATTGGTGAAAGACAATCAATTACAAATGGTGGACAAACTGCAACTTGGAATGCTTTTTCCTGGAAAACCAAGTTCAAGAATATGGAAGTATCAGACAAGTTTGTTTTAGAAGATTACAAACCAACTTGTGAAAACTGTACTTTCAAATTGGCTAATTTCCGTTCTGTTGTAAATTTCATCGGTTATAAGTTAGCAGCAAATCAAACAGAAATTGATTTAGCTGGTGGTCACGTTGAAACAACTGTTATTAGCCAGAAAACAGACGTTACTTTGATAAATGGTAATTTTGATAACTTATCTACTTACAATGTTCAGAATGTAACTTTGAGAAATTCTTATGTCGGTAGTATTCGCTATGGATCTGGAATAAAGAATATTCATATTTACAACTCTATGATAAATTCTTTTGAACAGGCTTCTGCTTCAACTCTTGATTTATTTGAAGTAGAAAATAGCCGAGTTATTCAAGGAACAACAGGAGTAAATGCAGTTACTACAAGTATTGTTGGTTCTTTGATAAATTGTTCAATTACATCTTCTGGTGAATGTTTTGCTTGTGATAGTTTCACATCTACAATTACTGCAGAAAAACTCAACATCTCAAACTGTTCTGTAAATGGTTCTGTAAACAGTTATGATATTCATGCAAACGAATGTACATTCCATTTTGCCGTATGGCCAAAAGCAAAACAAAATGGAAATAAATGGGTAATCAATGCCAATATCAATAATTGTACTTTTAGAAATCCAAGAAACGGTGGAGTAAACAAAGGTATTCTTCTAAAGAGAGAAGGTAACGAAAGCCAAGTTTATCTTCAACACTTCTATGTAACAAACTGTTCATTTACCCAGACCGGGCCAACAGATACTGGTTATACAGATGGAATTGAAGTAGAAGTTTTAGGTGGTCACGAAGAACGTTATTTACATGATGATGAATTTGCTCATACCTGGAAATGGAGCGGAAATACAGGCAATTGCTTGAAAGAATTTTATCGTGGTCAAATGAAAGCTGATTTACAAAGTAATGAATACTTTGGTGATTTCAGATTCATTTCTTTTGGAATTCCACTAAACAATGATTTACAGCAAAGACAATATTTGATGAAATGGTATGTATTTGATAGTAGTAGTTCATCTTTTAGAGATTCAATTTTCCTAATTCCAGGTTCACAGAAATTAGTTGAAAGTTCTTTGTACCGTCATCAAGGTCTATTCCAGAAATACGATTACAATGATTATTTCAAGAATCGTTTTTATAAGAAGGAATGTAGCATTTCAGTAAATGCATACTATTTCTTTGAAGTCACACCTTTATATGAAATGTCTTATTACAAGGGGTAATTTATGGAAGATGTAATTTCTCAGGTAATGCCTTATATAATAGCAGTTCTTGGTTCTTTAGCAACTTATCTAAAAGTCCATTCAGAAAGAAGTGCAACAAAAACAGAAAGAGATAGACAGAATGAATTATTAGAATATCGGCTAACACAATGCGAACAGAGATTGAATAACACCGATAAAATATTAGCTGATATTAGGGACATTCTAACCCAAATTCAAATCAGTATAGCGCATTTAGAAAATAAATAAGAGAGGGGTATTTATGATTGGTTTATTATTTGATAGCAATTTACAGTTCCAAGATAAAAACGGTTCTTTGCTTACTGATGGTATTTTGAATGTCTATTACAATAGTTCAACAGATACGCAGAAATACCCTGCAAAGACCTATGCAGATTCAAATGGTTCTGTTTTGAATCCATTAGATATTCGTTTAGATAACAATGGAAGGGCATTAGTATATGTCCCTTCTGATTATTTCTATAGATTAGAAGTTTATGATTCTGATAGAAATTTGCTCTGGACTACAAGAGGGATCCAGCCAAATAATGGAATTGCAATTGATGGGACAAAGATTATTTCCATAAATGGTGATGAAGATATTTCTGTAGAAAGTTCTGTTGATGGAAATAGATATACCTATCAATTAGGGTTACAAGATGAAATCAAAGCCAAATTTGATAACATTGTGACAAAGCAATATGTAGATGCACAAGACAATAGTATAAAACAGACTCTAAATTCTACTGCTTATGATTTACAAATGAAAATCAATACAAAGCAAGATAGACTTACTCCAGGTGATCACATAGAAATTACAGAAGACAATACAATAAATGTTGTTGGTGAATTTGGTAAGGTCTATACCGGTATTTCACCTGTAAATGTGGATAATACCAGGGATGAAATTTCTGTTCAGCATAAAACACTAAATGTTTCTGCACCATTGACTTTTGACAAATCAAGTACAACTCTTGGATTTGATGATTCTGCTTATGCAAAGAAAACTGATATTCCAACTGATTTCTATACAAAATCAGAAGTAGATGCAAAGGATTCTGCATTAGATACAAAGATTGGTAATAATGCAACTGCAATTTCTTTACTACAGGATCAAATGAGTGATAAGGCTTCTGTAGATTATGTAGATGGAAAGACAGGATTATTAGGCGAAAGAATTGATGATATTGATGATAAATTTGATGATTACTATGATAAAGACCAGATAGATGGATTTCTTCGAAATTGGTCTGGATTCGTTGTAGTTCCTTACGGTCAGTCTTTACCTGATGCAGACAAAGCAGAACTTGGTAAAATCTACTTATGGCAACAGTCTACAACAAAATCCGATAATTACAGTGAATGGATTTCTGATGGATCCCAATGGTCAAAGATTGGTGAAATGTCAGTTTCTTTAGATAATTACTATACAAAGAATGAATGTAATATAAAGTTCTTGCCTACAACATATTCCCAAACCATAGAAGCAGAAGTTGCCAAGAAACTTGAAAAAGTTGCAGTAGATGGAAAAACTGTTACAGGTGATGGTACAAGTAGTAATCCTTTGAAAGCTTCAATTGATAATTCTTCTGCATTCACTATTGAAGGTGTAGATGGAATTACAATTACTGATGATGCAGAAAATAAGAAGACAAAAATTAGTGGTATAGGTCTTGGAAATGCTATCAATAATTTGGGATCAATGGTTGTAACTAATGGTTCAAATATTACTGCACTACAAGCCGATTTGGCACATAAACAGAATACTTTGACTTCATCTAATGCAGGAACAGGAATTTCTATTGAAGATGGTGTTATTTCTGCAGAAGTCACAAAACCCATAATTAGATTCAATGTTGCATTTACTAATACTTCAACTGAAGATGGAATAAAGACCTGGACTTCACCTACCGTATCACCAAGTAAATATTCTGCTATGATGTATATGCTATATGTGAGCGGAGCAAATTTTACTGCTGATGATAAATGGGATGTAATTCTAAATGGATCAAATTGGACTACAGGAATTCGTGGAAACTTCTCTACATATACATGTACCGTTCCTACTTCTGGTGTTACTTTCACCGTAAAAACGCCATCAACAGTAACTAACGTTAGATTCTCTTATGTGATGTGGGGTGAATGGGGTTAGTATATGGCTAATGTATTATTGAAATTTGGAAATCATTTTCTAAAACATACTGCATTACTTGTAAGAGATGTTGTAGAAGGTCACATTTATAGAAAGAAATATGTTTCACAAAGTGCAGATTGGCTTTATATGCAATTGTTTCAACCAAGAGCAGATATTGTTTTGTCTTCAGTTTTGACATACGATACTTGCTCTATAACATCTTCTTCAAATGGATTGGTAATCCTTGAAGGTGATGGATCTACAGATACTTCTAAATGGAAAATCTTTGCTTCTACAAAGAATAACAATCAAAATTCTATACAAATCGAAACTGTAGATGGTGAAACTGTTTATGCTCATAGATGGATATTTACAGGAAGTCCAACAATGAGTAAAGACAAAGTTTATGCTATCCAGGTGAATTTTTCAAAGTATGCCTGGTCTATGACTCAATACAATTATGTAGGAACAATCCAGGATGATATAGAGAAATTTGGGACAATGATTTGTATGAATTCCTGGCTTTCAAATAATGGAGCATTCAGAGATGCAAATATTGGAACACCATTAGAAAATATTGATGGTGTAAGCATTACAAAACTAGAGAATCAGAATATTGCTTTTACGGTGATAAATGATTCAAACATGATGGATTTATAGAGGGGTAATTTATGGCAGAAATTTTAGATACAGGTTTAGATTTACTTTCTGTTGGAGAAAGTGGTGGTACAGGTGATGGAAAAGTAAAATGCAGAGAAAGCGATACTGCAGGGTATTTGGAAGATAAAGTTTATTCTTCAAACAATAGTATTTCTATTGAATACATACCATCTACAAAGAAATTGAGCATTACAGAGAATAACAGTTATGAAGCCGTTATTTCCCCTGCTTGCCCATTCCCTATTATGAATTGTAATGCAACTTATGACCTTCCAAATTATAACTCTGGCATAAGTTCCATAAACGGTTATGTAATGAAGATTCAGTTGCCTTCCGGTCATATTTCTTCTATAAACCTTTTCGGTGGATCCAATAGTTCTTTGACAAAACATATTTATGTTGGATTCTATGGAAGTAATACAGATGATATTAGAACTGCAACACTTTTTGGAATGAAGAAAAATTCTACTTCAAATTCCTTTATCTTTGATTTTGAATCAAGTCCAATCTACATTGAAAAATACAAGTTCTATTGGATTTTCATTGTGATTAGTGCAGAATCAGATGGTGGTGATAAAGTCAATGCAATGACTACAAACATTACAGGCGCAGGAATTGGAACCTGGCAAACTCTGGCTGGAATTGGTATGGTAAATAATCCATTCTCTGGTGGAACTGAATTTCAGAACACTTGGAATTATACCATAAACTATACATCTTCTATTGCTTTCCCTTACATCCAATGCAATATTAGTAAGTAAATAAGTTATAAAAAATTCGACTCTTTTTTCTTGAAGCCCCTGAAAATGGGGCTTTTTCAATATTCTTGTTTTATAAATAAGATATAAGGATAAGTGAAATAATAATTAGAACAAAATAAAAAGGAGTAAAGATTATGAAGATGAAAGTAAATGTAAATGAATTAGAAGCTTATGCAATCAATTATACATTCGATGCTGGTGATAAAGTTTTTATTGCTGCACAGGTTAGAAAATATAGTATTCCATGTGATAGGAATGGTTTTATTTATTGGAATCCAGGTTCTTCAACTGTTTGTGATCCCTTTATGCCTATTTCCACAATTGATTGGATAAAGTATATGGGTAATAAGCCAGAAAATGCAGACCATAAAAAATGTGAAGATGCTGTAAGGATGTTAGAGTTACGCCATTTAGGGGCTTATAGTTCCTATAGAAATTTGATGAGGGATGAAGTAAACAATAAAAGAAAATCTGCTTGCATTACAATGCTTTTGAATATTATGAAAGACTGTAAGGAAATGATAGAGCATTATAAGAATAGAATGGGTCTGGATCGTTACGATAACATGAAGTATAGAAAGTGGGATGAATATGAAAATCCAATGTTCCAGTTTTTTGTTTAGGGGTGTTTATGATGAAATGGAGTGATGAAAGAAAAAAGGCAAAATCTGAAAGTATGAAGGAATTGTATAAAGATGAAAGTTACAGCCAGGCACATAAAGAGGCTTTGAGGAATTCTGATTTATATAAGAGGACTGAACACCACCAGAATGAATCCCAGGAAGAATATAGAGCATACCAAAGGGAATATCAGAGAAAGTGGCGTGAAGCTCACCCAGATTACTATAGAAAGAAATAGAGAAAAAAATAAGGTTATGCAGTAAGGAGAAAAAACTGCATAACCTTTTATAGGAGAAAATTAGTTATAAACGTCAAACACATTGCTTATAACCATATAGTATATATAAGGTTTGTAAGTGATGGAAAAAGGATTTCCATTATGATTTTGAATGAAAAGAATTTGAATTTAGAAGACTTGGACAAAGTGAATGATTTAGAAGATGCAAGAGTAATGCCAATAAATTTGAATGGTGTTTTCAATCGTGTTTCTTACTTGTTATTGAAGAATATAGACAGTTCCATTTTTTGCGAAGCAAAAGTATTACTTAGTGGTAATACTAATAGTAATAATAAGAATAATAGTAATAGTATATTATATAATAGATTAGTATTACCATTAGGTAATAGTTTGGATCCTCTGGATCCAAATTTTGAAACTGTCATTGAAGAAAAATTGAATGAAGAAATAAAGAATGTTGCTTCTGGTTCTTTGATTGATACTCATTACTTTCCCAAGAATAGTGACAACTCCAAGCAACATCTATTGCAGAGATTAGGATTTCACATAGAAGTTATTTATTGGAGTACTATTCTAAACTTTTATAATATGAAGTTCATTATGGAGAAATTGGGTATTCCATTTGAATGTTCAATCACAAAGAAAGATGTAGAATTCAATGTCCGTTATTGGATGAATAAAGTTACTGCTTCCAGAGAAACTGCTAATAATGAAATCAGTATGTTCTTTAGCCAAATGAACGTGAATGAAAATATTGAACAGATGAAATTTGATTTCCAGAACTACTATATGTTTTGTCAAAGATTAGGTGTATTCCCATTCTTGGAGTTTATGAAGGTCAGAGAGGACAGAATTTTAGAGATGGACGGTTTTAGGAATAAGTTGAAAATAAGGGTGTACAGAGGCGGCAAATCCAGGGAAAAGGGATATGATAAAGTACGTTCACTTGATAATCAGTTTTGTTTGTACATTCCAAATGAAATGAAGATGAAGTTGTATAGTTGGTACAAAACCGACAAGAAAGAATGTAGAACTTGGATAAATAAGGAACTTGAAGATTCTTTTATGATTGGTAAAGTCTATTCAGAATCCGACGATGAATATTATGGAACCCATTTTCTATTTCAGTCCATTAGTAAGTACATCTGCACCAATGAAGTGGATTCTTTGGGAGAAAACGATATTTTTGGTTTGAAACTTGAATTGCATTCCTGGATAGAATCAGTAAAAAACTATATGGGAATTTGTGAAATTTGTGATAAAACCGAGGAAATTCCTTTGAATATGGCCAAAACTGCGTAAATCCTGATAAATCCAGGTCACTTTTTATTATTTTCTCTATGAATAATAAAAGGTGTATATATGGCTGATTCTACCAAAAATAATCCCGATGTTTCAAATGAAAAGCCAAAGTCATTTGATGAAGAAATAAGGGAAATCCTTTATAAAAATCATGTTGGATTTAGAGTTGATGATGGAACTTTGAATGTAGTCTGGATTTACGGGAACCATTATTACACAAATTACACATTTGCAGAATCAACCCTTTTCAATAAGTTTGATAAGAAGACTGTTTTATGTTGGCTTTCTCACGAAGCAAACAGATATAGAGTTGTTGGCCGTGCTTCGATGAAATTGGAAATGGACCTTTTGAGAATCTTTTTTGAAGAACTTGGAGCCATTCCAGAAGAAAGAAATTTCCTAGTAAATGTTCCTGTTTTAGTTGTAGATCCAACATTGAAAAGATTCCCTTATGATAAGCAAATTGAGGGATCAGTTTATAACGAAGGGAAACTGAAAGAACTTTTCATTTCTATGGTAATGACAAATGCCCAGGCATTAGACTGTAGATGGAATGAAAAGATTCTTGGTAGGATTATGCAAAACTACATTGAATTCCAGAGAGCCAGGCGTTCTTACAATGTAGCAGAGCAAGTAAAGTTTGATGAAAGTAAGATTCAAGAAGCAGACCAATTCCTAAATGAATTGTACAATCTGTACAAGCCATCTTTCATTTCTATGGATAATGACTACAGATACAGTCCAGAATTTTTCAAGGCAACTATAAAGCATTTGATTTGGCATGTAAAGAACAAAGCCATCAAGGGTAAAAACAGTTATCCATTTATGCTGAACATTTCTGGATCCCAGGGAAACGGCAAAACAAGTTTTATCCGTCATCTATTTGAAGACATTCTAGGCGATTTCTTTACATCCAGGAAATTGTCTTTTACGAATGATGCTTTTGGTAACAGAGCATTTTCAAACTATTGGGTGATTTACTTTGATGAAATGGCAACCAATGGCGAATACAATTTTGATGCATTGAAAAGCCTAATTACGGAGAAATCAGCAACATCAAGAACGATGTTTACCCAGGATGAAGAAACTGTAAATTACAGAAGTGTTTTTATTGGTAGTGCTAATAACCCCATTTACGAAATCATTCACGAAAGTGATTTGGAAATGAGGCGTTATTTGAATATTGAATTTACAGAAACTGATGAATCCAAAATCAAGGCAAATACAAAACTGCACAGAATCCTAGATTCTGAATGGAGTAAACACGGTCTGGCATTATGGCAATCTGTAGATGATAGCATACCAGATGGATATATGACCGGAACTTCTCTGGAATTATGGAATGCAGCCAGAAAAACTTACTTCTCCGAAAACAATGTGATTTTGAATTGGTTGAAGCAGGACAAATTAGAAATTGTAACAAAGGGCTGTATTACCGGGCTAACTCTGGAAGAAGCCTATGAACAATGGTTCTTGGAATACTGCAACAAAATAAAGAGAAACAAGAATTTACCTGGTCTAAAATACTTCAAGACCACAATTAGAAAGCTTTATAAGGATAAGAACGGTTCCGACATTCCAGCCAATAAATTGAAACTGTCACAAATGAAGAATGACAGCCGATCAGTATTTGAACTGATTGGTGAAAAGGAATTTGCCGTAATCCCAGAAGAATTGGATGAATACAAAGTGTTCAAACCAATAGATTTAGGGCCTGGCGTTCATCTTTGTGATATTGCGAATGAGAATGAGAAGCCGAAAAAGAAAGTTGAAATCCCTGAAGAAAAGCCTGTTGTAGAGAAAGCAAAAGAGCCAAATGAAGTGGATGATTTCTTTGAATCCTTTACTATTGAAAATGGTGAATATGTAATAGATGATGGAAGAAAGAAAAAGCGCTCTGGAAGAAAAAAGAAGAAAAGTTATATAATAGACCAAAAAAAATTGGAATATGTGGAATTTTTGGAACATTCAAACTTCCAGAAATCACTTTCTAATGAATTAGAGGAATTTTCCCAATATTTGAATTCCAAGAAATCACGCAAAACTTCTAAAAATTCAAGAGAAAGTAAAAATACACGTTCCAAAAATTCCAAAAGTTCCAGAAATTCCACCAAAAGGAAGTAATACTAAATATTCTTTAGAACTTTTTTCTACATACTGGTAGATCAATAAAAATACTAGACCTGGGCCATCCCAGGTCTTTTTTGTATCTAAAAATTGGCGTTTTTGAGTCAATTTCAACAATTTCAGTAAAAAAGTAGCAAATTCTCAGTCTTATTTAGGGTCTGCAAAATACCCCCTAATCTCTATTCTTGGTGTACACAATTCTAGAACTACAGGGTACACCAAATGGATGATAAACAACTACTTCAACTTTTCCAGAATCTCTCACCAGAAGAAAGAAAAGCATTCCTTGACCAGATTTCAAACGGTCTTTCTACAGATCCATCTTTGAGTTATTCCAATGTCCAGGAACTTCTACTTGAAAAGAAGTTCTCCAATGGCATGTTTTGTCCTACATGCAACTCTGACAAAGTGGTAAAACACGGAAAACAGGGCAAAACTCCCCGTTTTATCTGCAAAACTTGCAAGAAATCTGGCATCATCAATTGTAACTTCCCGTGGACTAGCTGCGTCCGGACCTGAAATTTCGGCCAGATAGTTTTCCATTCGGTTTCCGCGTGGAGAATAAGGGGAAAAAATGAATTCGTGGCAGATTTCCCGATTTCCAGAAAGAATTGCTTTTATATCATCAATCCAGTTAATCCATTTTTCCTGTTCAAAAATATAGCGCTTAAGATTGAAGGCAACATTTTCATCACCGTCTTTTTCAGCTTGCAACGCCATTTTCAAGGCATGAGTTTCTGTTTTCTGAAAAATTAAGGAAAGACCTT